CTAAACTCCTCCCGAGTGCAGGGGTAGCGTTCACAGATGGGCCACACGTTGACCTTCCAGGCTCCACTCTCGATCGCCGAGTAGACGATATCCTCCTTATTGAAGGGGGTTCCGTTCATGATCATCTTGTTCCGAGTCGGATCCAGCGCATACTGGACGCCAGAATAGACCGTATCCTTGATCGCCTCCATGGCAGTGGCGCTCTTGCTGTCGGTATCCGAAACCAGATCATCCATGATGGCCAGCACCGGCCGTTTACCAAATATCTTGGTTCCGCGGATACCAGACTTAGCGCCGAACATCTTCACGCCCAGCATACCGCCCTTGGTGTTCTTGAACTCCAGATAGTTCTCGGTGAACCGGGCAGTCTTCGGGGGAACCCAACTCTGCATGAACTCCGAGTTGTTGTAGCGGAACTCGATCGAATTTCTGGCAGACTTCACGCCATTCTCCATGGAGTCGGAGATATAGAGCATTCCTGTCACTTTGCCGAAACCCGGCAGCTCCCCGAACATGGCGAGATACAGAACCAAATACTCCATGAACAGTGTAGTTTTCGCCGTGCCCCGGGCGCACAGGTTTGCGATCTTCGGCCAGTTGGCGGCCAATAGATCCAGCATGGCCAAGTGCATCACTGGGGTCTTGTTATCTTCTCCCACGTCTCCATTAACCAACTTGATGAAGTTCATGAACTTCAACGAGAACAGCGACGGCACATAGTTTGCGTTGCTATTCAGGAGTTGGAAATCCACCTCATTGAGGTAATCATCCACACTCTTCGGCTTGATGTAGTGCTCCGGTTCGTGCCTCATGGATTGATTACCTTCATGGCCGTGCCAGCTACATCATTAGCCGAGACATTCGGGTTATGGGCGATGGAGTTTAACTGACGTTCACTCATTTCGATCAAGGAAGCTTCGAGAGCACTCATGCCGTCATTCAGGCCGATATCGATCTTGAGCTCTGCCTTGTTGACCACTGGCTTGGCCAGATGGCTCAGGAGGGAGTTGGCAGCCTCACAGCGCACCTTGTCGCTCACGTCGTCATTGGTCATCAGATCATGCTGAGTCTGTAAAGCATCCTGGAACATTCCCTGGTTCAGAACCCATGAGGGGACGATCGCCCGCTCCATGACTTTCGTCACCAGATCCCCCTTGTTGTAGGCACTGACGATCGAGGAGATGTCCTTGGGCTGCTTCCCGCGGTCAACCATAGACTGATGTCGATCGGGGAACGTGGCCACGTAGGCGCCCATGTTCGACTTCCCCATGACCTTATGGCTCACATACATCACGGCCCGAACGTAGTCCCCCACCTTGTAGCGCCCCTCCATAAGCACCTGGGAGAAGGTGACAAAGTTCTCCCGCATATATCGAGCCTCTTCGGGATCGGTCGACAGAGAGTTAAGCTGGTCCACCATATGCGTCGTGATGTTGTTCCGGAAATTGGCCGGCAGGGATCCACGGACTTCTTCTATTGTGAGCTTGGACATTGCTTGATCATCCCTTCTTGTGCTACATCACTATTTCGTCGTCCCCTATAACCTGGAAACAGACTGGAAAGCAAGCTCATGACCTCATGCACAACGAATTACACCTGCGTCCCTACGTGGTATACGTCTGCGGACGTTGATGTCATTGCTCAGATCGGCGGGCCGAGTGCTCCTGACTTGAATGTGACGTGTGTCGTCGGCACCGGAACCATCCAGTTTCAGGTGAAGGATAACGCCGACGCCTGGTTCACGCCGGCCGATGCTTCATACACCGTCACGGTCTCCAATGTGATCCGGATGCCTCGGGCCAACATGCCTGATATGAGGATCCTCGCCACTGGCGATGCGACGTTCTCGGTCACTGGCGCCCTTCTCTGATGGGGAACCAAGCACCACCTGTAACCGATGCGGTCCAGGATCGTCACGTTGAGCAGGTTGTCCTGAGCGGCTCCCGGCTTATATCGTCCATCTTCGGATCAGGAGCCCACACCATAAGGGCTCTGGCCGCTCCCGTGTTCTATACCGAGCCTGTCATCTCAGGCGGGCTCTTCCCGCCGTCGGTATTGTCCTGCACCGAAGGGGCTTTCAACTCCTCCCCCCGGGCCACGCTCACCTATAAGTGGAAGAAGGACACCGTCGACATTCCGACCGAAACCAACTCCACCTATACCACGGTCCTGGGTGACATCGGCGCCACCATTACCTGCGAGGTAACGGCAACCAACGGATCCGGAGCCGACACTGGGCTCTCCAATGGTCTGGTGATGGCGGCCTACACCAATTCCTATATCTACGAGCTGGATGTCATGCCCATTACGGGGCTGTCAACACCCGGACGGGTCCACATGAATGCCGCAGATATCCATGTGATGACGGGTATGCCTCCTCCTGCCACCGAGACTATTATCTCTCTGGACGCCTACGTCATCTGGGCCGTAGAGCGCCTAGATCCCCTGGTTGTCGTGAACGGTGATGCGGAAAATTCCGTCATGACTGATTGGACCATGGATTTTGGTAACGTCCAGTCCGTGACCACTGCATCAGGTGCAGTCTCCGGCTGGGAAGGCGCGAGGTTCTTCCTGCCTGACGAACTCGGTCAAGGTGTTGACTCCCAGATGAGCCAGGTGATTGCCATCCCAGCGGGTGATTACACGGATGTGGATACAGGCGATTGCCTCTGCATCTGCAACTTCATGCACATGAGCACACAGGACTATGATGGGGTGGTAGTCACCATGGAAGCTTTGGATGCGGGATCTGGTGTCCTGGCTACCACTGTATTCACTCCCCCCAGGAGAGAAGATGAATGGCGGCGAGACAGCACCTATGCAGATCCCCTATTCCTCCCCACTCTGACTAGATCGATAAAGCTCACTGTGCTCTTCGACAATCATGACACACTAGGTAACACCAACTACACCGTCCATGCGGATGCCTTCACCATTGATCTACTGAAACTCGTGTAAACCAAGGAGTAACTCCTCATGCCTAATATCGTTTTCGCCTCCAATAACGCAGCTCATTGGCCGGGTGGCAGTATATCGACTGACTCTGCTTCGTTCGATGTTACGCGAGTGCCTTACTCTATGGCATTGATCGGCAGTGAGTATATGACCTCGCCCAAATTCACTCCGGTCACTGGAGAGGTTTGCTGGCTCCATCACCGTCTGTATCCGATTGCACGAACCACGGTCGGTAATGACATCCTCATCCAGGGATATGATACTGACGGGAACCTTTTGTTTGATGTCAAGAAGGTCTTCAATGTGACCAGTTATCAGTGTGTGCTGAAGTTGTATCACGACGCAGGATCGGGGTCGATGAATGCCACATTCCCTCTGAACCAGGACTACCTCAATGGCGTCGACATCATGTATGAGGCTACTGCATCCTCCATGACTGCGACGCTCTACATAAACAGTGCTGAGGTTGCTTCGGTGACCCATGGCTCGAATACCACTGGTTGGGGGCAGGTTGCATATACCACCATGGGTCCAGCATTCGTGAGTGGTGCCAATGCGCTGCGTTTCTCTGAGTTCATCATTGCCGATGGGGATACTCGGAATGCTCGTCTCAACTTGCTGCGTCCCACGGCTGAGGGCGGAGAAACCGATTGGTCGGGTCTGGTTACCGATCTGTCCGATGATGATCCGACCACGGGTATGACGACCACACTGATCGATCAGCGACAGGCTGTGCAGGTGGGTGCCTACACAGGTGCAGGCAACGTCTCCGCTGTGATCGTTGCTTCTCAATCGTTGGCTGGTGAGGGCGGTCCTCAGAATATGAGGCATACGGTTCGTATGGGTGCAGTGAACTACGATAGTCCGGCTGATATCCCACTCGACGTTTCCCTGCAATACGAGCTCACAAACTTCCTGATCAACCCTGGAACCAGCCTCCCATGGACAGGTGCGGATCTGGCTGTCATGGAGATGGGGTTTATTTCGAAGACATAGCAAGGGGTTGCCTTGTCAGTAGACTAAGCGTATATCGGAAATATCATTACACTGCATAGGTAGGGGGACGAACCAATTTTCTGGTTCGTCCCCTGATTGCTTTAATCCCTGTATCCCTCACGAAGCATCATGCACCTCACACATCCGGTGCATGATCTGGGTGATATACGCCGAGAGCTGATTTTCCGGAATACTGCGAACTCTCGCATCGATAGAGTGGTGAGGCCAACCAGCTCGGTTGATGGCTGCCTCCTGACCTCGGATACGATCCTCGCTGGTCTGCTGGGCCTTCTCCATGGCAATCTCGGGAGCAATGCAGGTGGTATCGGGCTTGGCGCCGGGAAGCATCCCGTAGAGACTGGCGATGTCGTTGACAGCCTCCTTCAGAACCATGAGGGTTCTATCCTTCTCTTCCTGGGTCGGCTCATATCGATGGCCGTTGGTCAGGAGCAGAATTGCCTTGACGGCTTTGTCGGCTCGGGGTGTGAAGATT